TTAAAGGAAAGTTAAATGGGAATTGCTCAAGAAAAAAATATCGCTTGGTATTTACCACGGCCCAAGCGTGATCACTATAAGGGAGGAATGCCTCTTTACTGTGAAGAATGGCTACTTAAGGAAGCGAAATTAATCCTCAAAAATCCAGCCCCATCACTTCTTAATCTATTCTGTGGTATGAACAAATACGGATATCGAGTAGATATTAAAAAGGAAGTTAAACCAGACTTATTGTGTGACGCCCATAAACTTTCTTCGATACTTAAAATAAAGTTCGACATAGTTCTAGCTGATCCTCCTTATAGTACTGAAGAAGCAAAAGAATTGTACGGAACTGACCCCTTGCATTATATGAAATGGACGTTCGAGGTAACTAAACTCCTTCTCCCGAAAGGAATTCTTATTGTTTACCATAAATATATCATGCCAAACCCTGATCCCAAAATCTACACTGTCGTAAGAAGAGTCTTCGTTGGAAATCGAGTTTATCATATTCCAAGAGTAGCAATTTTTTTCAGGAAACAATGACTCGAAAGCTTCACCCCTACCAAGAAAAAGCACTTTCCTACCTCCAGAAAAATGGTGGTGGTGCCCTTTTCATGGAAATGCGCTTAGGGAAAACGATTGTGTGTATCCGTTATGTACACAGTTTTAAGGCTTCCCAACCTTCCTCCGGATGGTGTGTAGGCCTTGTGGTTACCCCTGTGGAAGGCCTTTGGGCGTGGAAGAGGGAGTTGGCCTTGGAAAAGGTAGAACCAACCGTTTTAGTAGGTTCTCGTACTCAACGATTACACCTTCTTTGGGGTAGTCCAAATCAAAAGTGGTTTCTTATAAACTACGAAGGCTTCCTTTCTATTCAAGAAGAAATAAAACAGAAACAGTGGAACTTTTGTATACTGGATGAATCTCGCAGAATTGCAAATCCAAAATCGAAAACTACTAAAGCTTTACTTCGCTGGGACAACTTAGATATGATACGTATAGTCTTAGCCGGAGAACCGGCCCCCGAATCACCACTGGAATACTTTAATCAGTACACCTTTATAAATGGAGAGTTTTGTGGAAATAGAAACTATTGGCAATTTCGAAACAATTTCTTCAAAGAACTAACTCCACACGAATGGGTTCCGATCCCTTCGAAACTAGATCGACTCAAAAAAGAAATTCAAAGTAATGCTTTTTTCCTCTCCAGAAAACAAGCCGGTTTAAAGGATAACAAGATTTACGAAACCAGAGCTTTACGTTTCCCAAAAGAAATTCGAAACATGTACGAAGAAATTAAAAAAGACTTTCTCCTAACCATGGATAAAAAAGTAGTTGTAACAACAAAATGGGTTCCGGTCCAGTACACTTGGTTACAACAACTTTCCTCCGGTTTTCTTGGAGACAAATTTCTCTGGGATGGAAAAATTAAACAACTCTTTGAACTTCTGAACGGGGAGCTTAAAAATGAACAAGTTGTTGTGTGGTACAAATTTAACGCACCACTTTTTGAGACATCCCGTTGGTTATACTTTCAAGGCATTGACCATCGAAAAATTGTCGGAGAGGAAAGTCGTAACTCTAGGGAAGCTTCAATTGACCTTTTTCGAGCGAGTGGTGTTCGAATACTACTTTGCCAAATCAAATGCGGAAAGTCCGCCATTGATCTTTCGAACAGTTCAACAGCTGTGTATTTTTCAAATTCTCATTCCTTGGAGGAGAGAATCCAATCCGAAGACCGGATTCTTAATCCTGCTAAACACGAACCGCTTTTGTACCTTGATCTCATAACGGAAGGTACTGTGGAAGAAGATATCGTAGAACTTCTTCGGGACAAGAAATGCGAAGCGCAATATTTTCGCTCCAGACTCATGAACGCTTTGAAAAAGGAGGTGTTTGTTTGATTTCCGTGGATCCGGGAGTGGGCGGAACAGGGTGGGCCGTTTGGAAGTCATCCAGTGTATTCAAAACAGGAAATCTTATAAACTATGGAGTCATTCACTCTAAGGATAGTAGTTCCAACTGGATGGAAAGGGCCGGGAGTATTGTTTTACAATTTAATCATGTACTGGACACTTATCTTTTGTCCGAAGACAAAAAAGTCGTGTTGGAGTTTCCAAATTTTATGCAAGGTTCTGGAGGAAGAATGGTGGCGGCCCGAGGGGACTTAGTAAAGTTGTCTGTTTTGACCGGAATGTTAATGACTTGCGTTTTAGCGCACAAAGCAAAGATTCAAATCGTGTCTCCGGTACAGTGGAAAGGACAACTTCCAAAATGGGTGGCATCATCTAGAGTAAGGGAAATTTTAAAAGATCGTATAGGGAATAAGAAAATTTCCGACCATGCTATGGATGCAATCGGCATTGGTTTATGGGCAGAAGGCAAATTCGAATGAGTCAAGTTGTCGATTCACTGGAGATTAAAAAATTAGGAGGGTGATATGAAGTATGATCCAATGAAGGATGGAGTTACACAAGGAGTTTTAACTACATTCATGAGATGTAGGGAGGAAGCAAAAAACTACCTCGAAGGACTCGAACAAGTACGGGCTTCTGCCGCGCTTCAATTCGGCTCCTTGACACATCGAACCTTGGAAAACATCTATCGGGGATGGAAAAAAGTTCCTTCTCAAAACGACGTTCTAAAAATTCTTGATTCCGTTTATAAGGAATTCATGAAAGAAGACGGAGGACGACTTTCTCCAGAAGGTTTGGAGAATCTCCATACAAATTCGGCCATTCTTAAAGCCGTAATACCTTCCTACTTTGTCTACAATGCTGAAGACTTTAAGACTCACAATTGGTTGGAACTTGAAGAGAAGTTCTGTGTCCCTTCGCCAGTTTCTGGAGTAAATTTAGTTGGAAGGATTGACGGAGTTCATAAACAAAAGAAAGAAGTCTGGCTTTTTGAATCCAAGACAAAGTCAAGAATTGAAGAAGACAACCTTACGGACGCGCTCTCCTTCGACTTCCAAACCAACGTTTACCAGTACGCCGTTCGGCACAAGTACAAAGTGAAGCCCCAAGGTGTTCTTTATAATATCATACGTCGTCCTGGTCAAAAATTAAAAAAGGACGAAAATCTCGTTTCCTTTTCTCAGAGAATCGAGGAAGAAGTGAAGAAGGATCCTTCTTATTATTTTCTTCGCTATGAAATCTCTATCCCTGGTACTGAATTCGAACGCTTCGAAGGGGAACTGAAAAGTGTAATTGAGGAATTCCTAAAGTGGTGGAAAGGAGAGTTTGCACACTACCGGAATACGTCGTCCTGCTTACAACGTTTTGGGCCGTGCCGATTCTTACCAAAGTGTGCCAATAATGATATTGGGCTTTACAATCAACGTGAACACATGTTCCCAGAATTAGTGGACTAAAGTGCGTTGTCGAAGAGTAGGATGTCATCATGAATTCAAAGACCATGTGAACGGAACAGGAGCTTGTCGGTTTCCGATTTGTTGGTGTTTTTGGTTTAAAAGTAGATGGTTCTTCATAAATTGGTGGAGAGGAATTGTCGAATGGCTTACAACGATGTTAATCTAGGAGGGTGTTATGATTACTAAAACAAAACCAAGCTATCCGGGCTTGTCATACCAAAAGTCGGAACCTGCAAAGAAGTTGTCGGACTACAGTATTCTTCTTTACGGTCAAGAAAAAATAGGAAAGACAACCTTCGCTGCAGAATTTCCAAATCCTTACTTCTTCATGTTCGAACCTGGAGGAAAGGATTTGTCGGTTCATAAATCAGACATTAAAGATTGGGCACATTTTCGACATTTGTTAAAACAGATTGAAACGGATAAGAAATTCGACAATGTGATCTTTGACACCGCTGATGTTGCTTCGATAATGTGTGATCGATATGTTTGCGAAGCAAATGGAGTTAGCGACGTAGACGAGATGGATTTTGGAAAAGGGTGGCGAAAACTTCGCTTAGAGTTTTCAACCTGTGTTCAACGTTTGCTTAAGTCCGGAAAGGGAGTTCTTTTCATTTCGCACTCCACAGAAAAGGAATTTAAAACTAAGTCTGGTTCAAAAATAACTAGAGTCGTTCCTACTATGTCCAAACAAGCACGAGAAATCCTAGATCCAATAGTAGATATTTGGGCTTACTACCGTTACAACGGAAAGCAACGGGAAATCGTTCTCCGAGGGGATGAAGAAGTTTCCGCTGGACATCGGACGCGGAATCATTTTCTGGGAATAACTACCATTCCTGCCGGCAAGGATGAGGGTGAAGCCTACCAAAATTTTGTAGCGGCTTTTGAGAACCGTTTAAGTTCTCCGGCTACAAAGACTACTATTCCACCAGTAAAATTTAGGTGGAAAAATAAATAAATCAGGAGGACTTAAATGAGTCTAAAAGCACAGTTGGCGAAGGCTAAAAGTCTTTGGAATAAAGCAAAAGACATGAAGCCGGAGTTCGAAAGTCCGGTTAATGATGGGGTGTATGTCGGACGAATTATGAAAGCCGAACTTGGAGAAAGTGAATCTTCAGGAAGACTACAAGTGTCCTGGGGAGCAGTAATCTCTGTTGGAGAGTTCAAGGGAGAAACTGTAAGGTGGTGGAGCGGTTTAAAAACCGAACAGAACTTCATGTACCTCCAAAGAGACATTGCCCGACTCGGAAAAGAAGTCCCAGAAGGAGTTGATGAACTAGAAGAAATTCTGGAAGGAATAGAAAAAGAAAAACCTTCCGTTCGGTTCAAAATTAAAACGGACGGAGAATTCCAAAACGTTCGTTTGCTCAAGAAGCTCGAAGGACTCGATGTTCCGGAGGACGATGATGATGCTCCTTCGGGAGATGATTACGATCTGGATCCTGAACCAGAGCCTTCAGATCCCGAACCGGAACCCACTGATCCGGAACCAGAACCTTCGGACGATGTCCCAACCATGGAAGTTGGTATTCGGGCCGCGTTCGATCTTTCTGGAAAAGAAGTAGCTGGAGAGGTAATTAAAGTAGATCCCGATCAAGAAAAAGCCACTGTTAAACTTGATGACGGAAGAAAGTTCTTTGTCAAGTATGATAAGCTCCGTCCTGCTGCGAAAACCAAAGTAAAAAAGAAGTAACATTTGGGCTTTGTGTCCGCCCTTGTAGTTGGCTTTTGAATGAAGAGCCTACGAACGGGCGGGCAGGCCCTATTTTTAAGGAGAAATTATGAAAATTTACTTAGCCGGACCATTTTTTAATGAAGAACAACTTCATGTGATTAATGAAGTAGCATTAGAAGCGCTCCGTCTTGGTTATGATATTTTTTCTCCAAGAAGTAAATGTTTTTGTCCTCCAAACGCGTCTCTAAAACAACGAACAAAGTCATTTGAAGGAAATTGTGAAGGTATTGAATATTGTGAAGTTATACTTGCCCGTATTGATGATTTCGATCCGGGAACAGTATGGGAATTAGGATTTGCTCATGGAATTAGACATGTTAGTTCTACACGATTATTCTCTTCAAAGATTCCAAGAATTTACGCTTACACAACCATTCCTTCCAGAGGTTTAAATCTTATGTTGGCCCTAGGAGTAGATGGATTCCTCCAAGGACTACCTTCTGTGTTCAAATTTCTTCATGAAATGATAACAATGAATTCTGATACGGAGGCGAAAAAATGGCAAAAGCAAATAGTGTAAAAGATCACACTGTAAATTTAGCTAAGATGATCATTGGAGATCTGGCACGATTACGGTTTGTGATCCGGTTCAGCAATTGTCCTAGAATTCATAACGAAAGCGTTGGGGAGCATTCTTTTTATACCGCTCTTTATTCCTACTTCATAGCCGTTAGCCTTCGGGTTCAAGGATTTGAAGTCTATGTAGGACAAGTTTTGGCAAAAGCTCTAATGCACGATGTAGACGAATGCATTTCTGGAGACTTTATTCGTATGTTCAAACACAGTACTCCAGAACTGAAACAAGCCATCGACCAAGCTTCTGCAAAATTTACAAAGGGCATATTAAAAGATGTAGCGAAAACCTCTCTACTTTCTGACGTTTATTTCGCTGATTGGGAAAAAGCAAAACTTGGAAACGAAGGTAGAATTGTTGCTTTTGCAGACTACCTCTCAGTTTTGTCCTATGTTGCACAAGAAATTGAACTTGGAAACGTTCGAATGCGTAGACAAATTCCAGAACTAAAAAAGTTTCACTCTTCTTTCTATACTCCAGAATTCAAGTTTCTGGAGGTATATGTGAATCAAGCTGAAGAAATCCTAAAAAACTTACCGGAGGAAATTCATGCGCATCGGAGAGTTTAACAGTATTCTGGATTCTAGAATAGAGAAGATAAGGAACGTACTCGGAAAGAAGGCGGAAGAGTACGCGCGAGATGGAGACCGGCTTTCAAATTTTAAGCGTGCCGCTGCCTTGTTGAAGTGTCACCCGGCCCGTGCTTGTGTTGGGGCATGGTCGAAGCATTTAACTTCCCTCCTTGATATGGTGGATGACTTGGATCAAAAAAAACGAACGTGGTCATTGGAAGTTTGGGATGAAAAACTCGGAGATGCTATAAATTACCTTATTTTACTTGAAGCAATTATTAAGGAGGATTCTAATGCAAACAAAAGTGACCCTTGTGGAGTGGCCCCGAAATCCAATCCAGACTGTGTTCTACCTGTGGGAAGCAGCCCGAAGCAACGATCCCCTGTTGGAAACGCCGGATGGCATTCGCGCTCGTTGCGAAAGTGATCCGGAATTCAATAAAAGAGTTCGGGAGATTTTTGAAAAAGTGGTCGATTCTGCTATTCCAATTTCGGAAAACTTAAATTTTGTGTTTCTTCTGGAAGGAGTTTCAATTTCCTTTCGAGAACAAATGGTTCGACACAAGATTGGTGTTAAAGTTGGTGAACGTTTTGGGGTAGATATGTTTCCAGACCTACACGACTCCACATGGTGGGTACAATCTATGCGCGTCCTTGATATGGGAAAATTTGCAGATAAGGAACTCTATCGACTACCGGACACAACCAGGGGTGACCTGTTTCTAGAAACGAAATTCCGACAGGCTATGCATTGCGCTCAAGACGCCTATACTGAGCTTCTTGCTTCTGGTGTACCGATTGAGGACGCCCGTGAAGTCATCCCCTTGGCCGCCCAACATCGTCTCTCTTGGGGACTGAATTTATCGGCTCTCATACATATTTGTAAAAAAAGAAGTTGTTGGATTCCACAGATCGGAACCTGGGGGCCAGTTATTGAAGGAATGGTAAACGAACTAGTAGTGAAAGTCGATCCTTACTTCCGAAAGCTCGTAACTCCGCCATGTATGAAGGAAGACACATTTGAAAATTGTATTTATAAACTAGATAATGAACGAAGAGTTCTTGGAGAGGACCCATTAATGCCTTGCCCACTTTATCTTTCAAATGAAAAGCAACTCGAATTCGAAGTTGAGAGACAAAGGGATTTGAAGAATTGTAGAAAATACCCACACTACAATAAATTAGAAGCGGATTTCGAATCGCTCTGGGAACGAGATACAATGACTGGAAAAATGAAATGACGAAAGGATTTACAATACCTTCAGGAAAATTAATTGCGGTTGATTGTGAAACAACCGGATTAAATCCCTGGAAAAATGACCGACCTTTTGCATTCTCTTTTTGCAACGAAGAAGGAGAAACTGGTTACTTACGGTGGGAAGTTGATCCGAACACAAGACAAATTAAAATAGGGATAGGGTTCATAGAATTAAAGAAGTTTCTGGAGGATCCCTCTATAGCCAAAGTATATCATAACGCAAAATTCGATTTACGTATGGCTGATAAAATTGGAATTGAAACGAAGGGGGAAATTCATGATACAATGTTTGCCATGCACATTCTTCGTAACGACGAACCTACCTTAAAGCTAAAGCCCCTGGCCGAGAAATACGTTAACATTCCAATTGATGATGAAGAAATTCTAATCGAAGCTACTCGAAAACGTCGAAGAGAATTGAAAGGAACAAACACCATGGTTGCTACAGACGAAACTCATGGTGCCGAATTCATTCATGCAGATTACTGGCTTGCTCCTCCGGAACTTTGTAAAATTTACGCTGTTCGTGATGCCGAAAGAACCATGACCTTATGGCTTCTTCTTCAGGACAAACTTAAAGAAGAAGGATTATGGGACATCTATTTGGAAGAAATTAGACTGCTAAAGGTTACCTACGCAATGGAGGAACGTGGGGTTCGAGTTGATCCAGTTGTAATTGAAAGTGAGATTAAACGAAACACGAAAATTGTAAATGAGTCCGGAGAACGGATAGATAAAATTTGCTTTGAACTCAACCCAAATTCCCATAAGCAACTCTCTAAGTATCTCTTCCAGGAAAAGGGTTACACTCCCTCCTTAATGACTGACGCTGGGAACCCTTCAGTATGTACAGAAGTCTTGATGTCAATTGAAGACCCAATTTGTAAATTAATCATAGAACATAAAACCGCTGAAAAAGCCCTAAATGGATTCTTTGGACGTTTTAAAAAGTTAATGGTTGAAGAAAAGGGACTTCAAATCCTTCACCCAGATTTTCACCAGATTGGTCCCATTACTGGACGTTATTCTTGTCGAGAACCTAATTTACAGAATGTCGCTGACCCATATGGGACTCGTTCCCCAATTCCAATCCCCGCCCGAATGGCTTTTGTTCCTCGACCAGGTTATGTTTGGTACCATTTCGACTACAAACAAATGGAACTCTGGTTATTTTCTTCACCAGCCTTAGCAAATGAACAGAAAATGTTTTCCGTTCTCCTTTCTGGAGAAGACTTACCCTCAAGTGTAGCCATTGAAATGGGTTGGGGAAATCAGTTGGAGGAAGACAAAAGAATCGGACGTGGGGTAACACGAGTTCGGGTGAAGCTAATGCTTTACGGTATTGTGTATGGGATTGGACCAATGGGTTTGTCCCTCCTAAACAAAATTCCCTACCAGGAAGCCGTAGAAGACTTAAATAAATTCAAAACACGTTATCCGAATATTGATAACTATATGCAACAATCTATCCGTGAGGTTTACCATAGAGGCTTCATAAAAGGGCCGCTTGGAAGGAAGTACCAAGCTAACAGAAACACGGCTTACAAAATTGCTAATCACCTTGTTCAAGGTTCCGCTGCACACATCCTTAAAAAGGCCATGATTGATACACACGATTACCTAAAAAGGAGTGGAAAAGATGCTCACCTAATAATGACTATTCACGACGAACTTGCTTTTGAAATCAATAAGAGACATGAATCCATAGAACTAATTCGGAGTTTAAAGAATATTATGGAGTCTTATGGGAAACCATTCAGTATACCTTATTTGCCTGTAGACATTGAAAGGGTAAGAACAAATTGGATGGAGAAAGAAGAAGTGGAGGTTTAAATGTCAAACCGAAAAGATGTCCCTCGTGGTTTTATAGACCATGGAGTTGAATTCGAAAAAACGGCCGGAAATCAAGCTATCGGAAATTGTCCATTTTGCAATAAAGACAACCATTTTTTTGTGAATGTTGAAAATCAACTTTGGGACTGTAAAAAGTGTGGTGCTAAAGGAAATTTTCATAAATTTTTGGATTTGATATCTAAACAAAATGTTAAAACGCTCTATGAACAACCCTCCAAAATGATGGTTCTAGCCATTGACCGGAAGCTTCCTAAAAGTGCTTTTTTAAAATGGGAGGTAGGTTGGAACGGAAAAGAGTACACTCTTCCAGTCCGGAACCCAAATGGAGTGGTGGAAGACCTTCGGAGATACTCTCTAGGAGGAAAAACCCAAGCTACCTCCGGAGCAAAGCTAGGACTCCTCGGGGCCCACAAGTTAGCTCAAATGCCTGGTTCAGAGGCCTACATTTGCGAAGGGGAGTGGGATTGCATCGCTTTGGCATGGCTATTTAAGAAACTTAATACGAATTGTGTAGCGGTAGGAGTACCCGGAGCTTCAGTTTTTAAGGACACTTGGATATCCTTATTTGAAGGAAGAAAAGTTTTCTTAATGCATGACAAGGACAAAGCTGGAGAGGAAGGGAAAAAACTTTGCTTTGGAAAATTGAAGGGAGTAGCGAAAGAAATCAAAGTAGTGGAATGGCCTGAATTTCTCCCAGAAGGATTCGACATCCGAGATTTTGTTGTAAATGAGGCTATCGCTAAACAAAAACCTCGAAACGCTTGGGGAGAATTGAAAAAACTCCTTAAAATTCCTGAAGAAGTACGGATAGCTCCAGTGAGTTCGGGCTTGTCATCCGAAGCAATGGAGCCTTCTCCGGACGAAGTATTTAATGGTGTGAGAATAACTTCCGAAGAAGTGGCGGCAGCTTATCGTAAATGGTTATACCTTCCTTCGGACGAAGTTTTAAAGATAATTTTTGGGGTTGTGTTTGCCAACAAAATCCAAGGTGAACCATTGTGGATGTTTTTAGTGGCCCCTCCAGGAGGTTCAAAAAGTGAACTCTTAATGAGTTTGTCGAAACACTCTATGATCGAAACCACAACTTCTTTAACTCCCCATACCTTAATCAGTGGTGTTCGATTTACCGGAAATAACGATCCGTCTTTACTTCCAAGACTACATAATCGAATTTTGGTAGTGAAGGACTTTACAACCCTTCTATCAATGCACTTCACTAGCCGTGATGAAATTTTTGGAATACTTAGAGACTGTTATGATGGTAAAACAGAAAAGATTTTCGGAATGGGATATAAACGATCTTACGTCTCCCACTTCGGAATCCTGGCCGGAGTGACTCCAAAGATTGAAGAGTTTGGAGCTATCCATCAGTCTTTAGGGGAACGATTTTTGAAGTACCGTATCGACACTGGTACGAAAACTAAAACTGAAGCTGATCGAATCCGTCGCGCTCTTTCCAACATTAACCACGAAGAACAAATGCGAACCGAACTTTGCAGGACAGCCACTCAAGTCCTTAGCATGCCCTTACCAGACATCCTTCCAACCATCCCAGAAAGTATTTTTGAGAAGATTGTTAACTTAGCCCAAACTTGTGCAATGATGCGGGGAATTGTAGAACGAGATAGGTACACCCAAATGGTAATCTACAAGCCTGCCGTAGAGGTAGGAACCAGACTGGCTAAACAATTCGCCAAACTGGCCATTGGCATTGCCATTTACCTCCAAAAGCCCGAAATTGACCTTGACATCTACCTCCTAGTGTGCCGTGTAGCACTGGATACAGCCCCAGACACGGTCGAGGAGGTAGTCCGTCGCCTCTGGGAGGGGTGTAAAGCCCCTGGAGAAGTGCTTACAACGCGAGATATTTCGGTCAAGACTCGTCTTCCTCAAGGGACTTGCCTTCGAATCCTTCAGGATTTGGAGCTTTTAAGACTTGTTGATCGGAGTGGAAGAAGTGGGAAATCGGAATGGAACGTAAGCGAAGTACTGACACAACTAATCCAAGAAGGGAAGGTGTACTCTAAAAATGGAAATTAAATTAGTTCCAACAGCAGAATATCCAATTGTACTTATGGGAATCGGAATAAAAAGATGGGAACGTTTACCTCAGGACGCTTTTTTTGAAATGTGTCCACATACTGAAAAAATGGTGTACGGAGTAAAGGAATGGTATTGGGATAGGTGTGGGATTGTAGTATGGGTGGATAGATCTTCAGAACACTGGGGTCCGTCCAGTATTCAACGGGAATCCAGATTCGGATTCCTCTTTACCAAAAGACCTTTAATGTTTTGTTGTTGGTTCCAATTTAAACCACAGGGATACGGTGAAGGTGGGTACATTCCTGGAAGTGAAACGGTTTTCTATTGGAGGGTTGGTGCTGCGCGATGGGATCCGAACATGGGTGGGGTTGTAAAATTAAAGTTTAAATTGTTCGGAAAAGAGATTTGCTTCGGAACTTGGTACGGGCCTGGACTACACTGGGACTAAAGGAATTTTAATGCTAATTCATATACTTCGTTCTAAACACAATACGCTCCGTTCTAACGGACGAATGACTCAAGTTGAACAAATGGTGTTTAGTCGTGGAAGGTGTTCGAAGCTAAGGGGTGAAGGAAAGAAGGATTGTCCGTTTGATGAAGCTCATCTATGGTTTGAACTATGGGTGGAAGGATTCGAATCAGTAAAATCTAAACGAAAAACGGTAGAAGACTTATTCTAAAGTAGCAAGAACTTCTAATTTATGAATCGGAGAATAATCAACGAACACATCATTTCCAAATTTTAATTGAACTTGATACTCTCCAGGAGTTGCTAAAACGAGAGGTGGAATGGAGAAACAAACCTGACCTGGAATTACAGATACGAATCCTTGTTGTATCATTATCTCTGTACCAAGTCCAGAATTATACCTAAAATCAATTTGATCTTGATTTAAAACCTGTGAATAAACAACAACTTCATCGATACTCCCAAAATAAAATAGATCGATCGCGTTTGCGCAACCGATGGTAAACTTTGCTAAATTAAGAATAGTGCCTCCTGCCAAACCATCCGAAGTAATACCCACTGATTGTTGGACACCATCAATATAGAGTTTAATACCTGCCGCCAAACCGCTCCCGTCGTATGTAGCAACCACATGATGAAAAGCAGCATCACCAACCTGTACATTAGTATAAACATAAATTGTCTTTCCAATACTCTCGTCATTTGAAATATATAGAGTTAGGTACCCATCATTCGTAAAGAATTGAAAACCTCGGTTTTGGGCCGTCCGATCTATTCGGGACATGATAGTTCTTGGATACCCATCATTCGTGAAATAAATCCATGCTTCCAAACTGAAAGGTTGACTGTACTCAAAATTTGCAATGTCTCCACCATCCACATACGTATCTCCAACAAAGAGAATCGCGTTACCTAATTTTCCAGGAATATATCCACCTCCAGAGCCTGGAATTAGTGTCGCATACCGACTATTCTTAGAACTATCTTTAATACTTATTCCAGATGTTTCGTCAAAATGATACCATACATAAGAATCAATTGATGCAAAAATTTGTTGTCCAGAAGAATTTTTAAGAAACAACTCTAGAATAGAGCATCCAGATAAGTCTTTTTCTGTTTGCAGAAGAAGTTCTCCGGCTGATGTCATTTTTGGAATCGACACAAACTGAGGTTCACCTAAAGCATTACCAATAGTTGCTTGTGGTACCACATTGGTTCCATATTTAAAGTTGTAAATATCAAGAGCGTGTGTGTCTTCAAGAGTAACTCCACTTGCAGTGTAGGTATAAACTGCTCCTGATATATGATTTATGAACGTATCCGAAAGCTTATCAAGTTTAAAAAATGTTTCCAGATCAGTGAAGTAATAACCCTGATACTGCATAAGTCGGACTATTTCAACAATGGTTAATTCTCGAAGGTAAAGGTGTAAGTTACATATTTTAAAGATGGACGAAGGTAAATCTCCAACATAAGACTTTCCAAGCCGCATCCGACTTCCCTTCTTAAATCCTTGAGTAAGCGGACCCGAACCAGCTAAAACAAAAACACCATCGATGTAGAGATTCACGTTCGTACCTGTAAAAACATAAACAAAATGATGCCAAGCGCCAGCGTATCCAATATCAGTATATTGCGATGGAGTGGCACCTTTATCTACAAAATATAGATAATTTGATCCACCAAAGTCAAGTGTCAAACCAGTTAAATCTGCACCACTAACAATTTCTTCCGATAAAACAACTCCTCCTAAGTCAGTGGCTATTATGTTAGCCCAAAATGCGAGCGTAAATCCGGTCACCAAATTGTGTGGCAAATCTAAGAGTGACCATTCAACATAAGAATCCACAGTTGAAAAATTTAAAACGTTCATACTTCCTCCTTAAAATCTAACGATACCCATCACATTTTGATGGATACCATCTTTATAATTAAGTCCATACAAAAGATCTAGTCTATTCCAAAAAGAATATCCACCCCAAAGGGTATACTGCCGGACATCTCTGGGAGAAAAATCCAACAAAGACAAACCTATCAACAACCGACTATTCTTAGTCGACGGAATTACTTCGGATACAGGTGCTGGTTGGGACTCTTCGCCTTGTAATATTTCTTCAAGCGTCGGACCCTTGTTTTCTTCAATGGTTGTGACTTTATCACCAACCGAGCTTTCCACAACCCTAGTAACAATCCGAACAGGTCCCTCAGTCCGTACCACCCGAACCACTTCGATTGTTTTAGGGTGCTCATAGGAAGCCTTTACAGCATTCCATTGTGCCCACTGATACCGAATATAATAAGTCTCAGCAGCCAAGCAACCAACCAAAATGAAAATGATTCCATACGGATTTTTAAGATTTCGGAGTAGTTGGAATAACATCCTGTCCCCCTTTCTGGTTAGAAAGCCACTTATCTGCAATTGTTCCTCCGCCCAAAAGTGCCGAACATAACATTACGCACGTCATCCACTGTTCAGAGGTGATGAGGGATCCTTTCAGGAGTAACCAACTCGACACCAAAAAGAGCCACAATCCAAATCCTACTTTTCGGGACTCATTGAACAAAAGTATCTTAACCAAGTTTACCATGTCAAGCGCTTTATTAATTGAGTTCATATATCCTCCTTACTCATTAATTTCTTTAAAAATTGATCGTCGCTCTTCCATTTTAACTTCAATAATGGTTAAACGTCGAAGTATTTCTTTATATTGTTCTGCGCTCACACTCAACATCCCTCGTAGTTCAGCCATATTCTTTTCAATATCCCGAAGTCGATTAATATCAAGCTCCGCATGCTTATCTTTCCATTCTACAAGCTTGTCAATTTCAATCTTGTATTCAACCAATTTTGATTTTACCACACCCCAAGATACAGCAATTGCTGCTAGAGTACCTCCACTTGAAATGAGTGCATTAGTTGAAATGTCCATGATTTCCTTTACCTATACGATCTGCTTCCCTAGATCGTACGGTTCGTTTGTAATTTCTACGAATATTTTTCCATGTTTAGAAGCATCTTCCAACATTAGGAATACATCATTAAAAGCAGTCCTAGACTCTCCAATACAACTAGAGTTTATTAGTATCTTTCCCAGAAGAATACACCCTTCTGTATCCTTTTCTGTGTTACCAGAGTGAATTCGAACTCCTTCAAATCCAGGAACACTGAGTAATAAAGGCATTGAGCGCTGAAATCTCTGGGAGAAATTAACTATAACTTGATACCTTCCACAAGGAATGGCCGCTTCTCCTTGCACTTTAGTTTCACGTTCAGCGTCCTCAAGGGTAAAACAAAGTTTGTGTGGATCGTCTCCAGCATAAAGTTCTCCGATTGAGGCTTTCGGCCCCAACCATCGTCTTTTGAGTTTTAGTACAAAGTCTATCATACAGGTATTTTAATCACCGTTAAATCTGTAGAAACTTGAGCAGCGTCCATGCTCGCAGCAATTTTGTGGTTAATTCCAGCCACAATATAATCAGCGTTCACATCCGCATTAATATCAACCACAGTAACCCGGTCCCCAAGTTGAACCGAAAAAGTAGGACGAACTTGGAGAGAAGAAATTATAGCAAAAGGAACTTTATAATTTTCAACCAAACGTGCAGCAACCGCTAATGCGATAACCTTGTTGATTATCCACTGGTTGGAAATCGACTGTTGTCGATTCCCGTACAATTTATCTGACAATGCATCGATGAAACGTTGTTGCTCAATTGTTGTAGAATTCGAATATACTTTTCCAATAATCCGTAAGTCTGTAATAGTGCCGCTAGTTGTTATAGTAATCTCGAGCACAGGCCGAGATGGGTGAATAGAAATAAAGCGCCAAGTCCCCGCTGCTCCTCCCCCAAAGGTTACAACTGCTGCTGCAGGACTTGCTCCGGCCATGTTAGCAACGTCCATTCCAGCGTTAAGATTCGGACTGTAAGTTAAAACTTGTCCCGTTACAATGTTTAATGGAGCCGCTGCAGAAACCGGAACCGCTGGAACGTTAACCGTAGCTTGCCATTGAGTATCTGTGTTCGTACCAATTAAAATAAATGGGCGAGCTTGAACAAGGACATCGTTTATAATAGCCGTGTCTCCTCCCAGAGAATCTGTTAATTCTTGAGTAATATCAAACAAATTCTGTTCATAAGTAAATGTAAAAGAAGCTAAAACTGGAAATTTGGAAGTACCCGAATTTACAAACCAATAGACTGTTACGTCGTACACTGTTGGTGTGGATAAGTTCGCATTCCCGGACACTCCGCTATCTTGAGGAGTTGTGAATACTACTCGGTATTTAATATACCTTTTAGGAGTAGATATAATTGGTCCATTAAGGGGAACAGGTTGCCAGGCATCAAAAGTCAATCCATCAGCGCTTGTGGCCGTAAACCAAGCCGTACTGCACCCAGAAGGAACTACTAAAGTAGCCTCAAGGTGTCCTTCGATATTTATAGTTACACCTTGATCTACAACTTGTGATTCAAAAATTGATCGTATATAAACTGGAGGCAATGATGGTGTCAGAATTTCTCTGGAGTAATAGAAATCATCCCACAAAATTCCAACTGGACCACTAGGAAGTGCTGTAGCAAGAATCAGGTCAATTGTACTAAGTCCAGTAGAATAAGAAGTATCAGTTGCCGTTAGTCTTAAAGTCCCGTCCAGGTAGACATTCATCACTCCAGAACTGTTACGATTAACAAAAATCGTATGAAAATTCCCGTCGTTCGTAGTGGAAAAATAATTTGCTAGTACAGAATTAACACCATAATTCCCTTTACACAATCTTATTTCGGCTCCTGTAAACCATAAAAAATATCCGTTATTTGTTTTGTCTCCTACAAAAAACATCATGAAATTACCAGGAGTATAGGGAGTCGGGTCGTAACGATATGTAAAATACCAGGATCCTGTATTCAGAGCCGCTCCAGTCGCATAAGACATTCGAAGTGTATCTCCAACAGCCCCAGGGCCAACATTATAATACCATAGTTTATAATTTGAAAAGTAGTTTATCACCCCCCACTCTGCTGAACTTCCAGAAATAACTTGCCACGTCGGACTGCTAAAATAACTTCCATCTTCAAAGTTATCTAAAAGAAACCATCGTCGAGTAAAACTATTGACTGTAATATTATCCGTAATATTTTGAAGCAAAGTCCCTGCGTTAAAGTCAGCGTTAACAGTATCGATATGACTTAAAGGTACTGAATTCAACCACATTTTAAACGTAGCAATTCCCGTCTCATCAAACCAAAATCCCGCATCTCCACAGGCTTGAACTAAATTCCTTATTATAGATATAATTGTTTCAGAAGAGGTAAAGAAATTATCAATTATAATTCCAGAAGTATCTACAGAAGTTTCGAATGTAGAAATATTCCCTAGGTTTAATAGATACTTTATTAAATTCGATATATCTGTACTAGTTTTTAATTTTGTAGAAATAGTTTTATTGATAAGAGGTTTCATATAGTCGCGTGCTACCATCTCCGCTTCCCTGGAAGAAGGCTTAACCACAATTTTGTCCAGGAGTCCAGTAAATTGAGTGGCGAGCGTTTGAACCCCAACAAGTTCGAATCCCATTTGAACAACGATTCCAATGCTTGGAAGGAGTTCTGCGTTAACATACCCAGTGGTGACTTCAGCGGCAGTAGGGACATGACTTATAGAAAAGAAACGATCTGTATTATCCAGAACCAGACTCACTTGTGATGCAATCGGCTGAGCCATTTTGTAGTCTCTACTCCGATCGACTGAAACACTTTTTACGCGGGCGGTGATGTCCACAATTCTGTACACTTCAAATTCCACAACATTTGCCACCTCAGCAGGTATTTGAGTATGACTAATGGTAAGAAGAAGTTTGGTTGTGGAAATGTCCGGAAAATCTACTGTATCCACGGTTCCAATGGTTGTAATACTCACCTGTCCACCAGTTACGATATCCGAAGTGGCGGCAAAGTCAATCCAACTTGCACCATTCCAATAACTAAGTTTATAAGTCTTAAGACCATGGCTAAAAAGATGATAAAGCTTAATTCGATTAATTGTTCGACTCTGGGAAAAAGTAAGAGTTAAAGTTTGAGGTGTTGTGTCCGGGGCCACCGCTGACCGCCAAGAACTCAAGCCGATATCGTTATCTGCTACGGACGCGGCCCCAATGTTAATCTCTGTCCGGTCGCCGTCAATGGCTCCGGCGACAGGGTAGTTCCCCGAAGCATCGTCCCCAGAACTTATAACTATGGTTCCGTAAGCAGCAGCAGATGCATAGTTACCAAGAACAAGTTGTACTTTTGAAGCGATCTGGTTAACGTCCGCGTTCTGAGCATCGGTAAATAAAGCAGGGACTAAAATTGTCATCTGACACACCTTGTATCAATTATTTCATCCATTTTAGCGGACTCTCCTTGCCGAAATTCTTCCAAAAGTATTTGGAACCGCTCCTGTATAACTACAGTTTGCTTTTAGATAAACAGTGGAAGTTGATGCAAGAGAAACTCTCCAAACAGGAACGATTGCTTCTGAATTATATGTAGCAGAGGGTAGAACTGCATCAGCATCGTTATCTCCTTGATTCTGGTCAGTTTGTGTATCGTTCGAATATAATGAAACTGCTCCACGCGTCCTAGTAATCACTGATCCGTTAAGAACAAATCCAATAACTCCCGATACATCCCAATCTCCAGCAGTTAATGAAATTGTAGTTATATTTTTAAATGTGTTAGATGTTCCTGCACCTATTGGAGAACCGGCTGATACAGCAGAAGTAATATATTCACCAATGTATCCAGAAGCAGCAGAATCATTTGTCGCTGTACCTTTAGCTATTAATTTAACGTCTGATGTTACACTAGCGGCTTCTAGGTAAAATTTTGCAACTCCGTTTGAATATAGATAAACATCTGTAGTGTTCGCAGTTATTACATGTTTACCATTAACTACTAATCCAATCAGATCTGCTCCTGGATTATAAATACCTGTATTTAGATCTCCTGTAAATGTTAAAGATGGTGTTCCTACTGCCCCAACGGGGAGAACTAAAGGTAGTGTTGAAGTAACTGCTGTATCGCTAACACTAAATCTTAGAGTACCACCAATCGTAAAATTAATCTGATTAGTTCCTACACTATAAATACCCGTTGTAGTTGACCCTACTTTAATCGAAGGATTAGCAGCAGAACCAGAAGGAACCGTTATAGATGTAACACGTAAATCTGATATGGTTTGGGTTTTTGTAAAGGTGTTAGTTGAATCTACAGCAGCAAAAGACGAATCTATGATATCGAAGTTAGAATTTAACTTTGGTCCCCAATTTGGAGATAAAATTGAAGGTTTCGTCATTCCGGTTCTAGGAGTTACAGTATCTGCAAATACAACACCACAAAAAAGAAGTAATGAAGAAAGTAATAATGTTAATCTTTTCATTTTTAAGCTCCTGTCAGAATAAAGTCATAAGTGAACCGGTCTAACCAACCACCTTGTACAGCATGCGAAAATTTCTCCATATCCGTTAACCAGCCCTTGTAGATATAAGTTGTAAAAGCTGGATCAGTTGGTGAAGGAAGGGGTGTTCCAAGGGTTACAATGCGCGTAGCATCGTCATAGGAACCTCCGGCGAAATAATCTGGGCCTGCGTACCCTCCAAAACCGAATCCATTTTGACCGTAAAGACTTCCAAGATATCCAGTCGGTACATTATAAACCGACTGTATGGTAATGATTCCAGAAAATCCTCCAGCCACAAGGAGAGCAGAAAGCTTCGTAGCAGAGTTGTTCTGTAACTTTACATGCGAAGCATCTATTGGAATTGAGCGCTCCGACCAGGTTTGAAAGTCATCCCGACATTGAAAAGATAGAAATGAATAGTCTATAGAAGCTAAAGAGGAGAATTGATTTCTCTGGGCAAGAGTCAGATAACTGGAATTCAACCTTATAGAAGGAACGCTCGAACGTAAAATAGACTTCTTCAAGTCCCCGTTAAGAACTCGTCCCCGAATAACTAAAGGGCCTTCGTCCACACTCATAGCTTCCGGATTCACATCAAAGTAGTATTCATACCCTGGAATTCCCAACCAAAATTGACTAAACCATCCGCTCATATCATCCCTTCCTTAAAAAATCAAGTTCCCCACGCCCGCGTATACGACTGATAATCTTTTCCCCTATTACGTCTGCAATAGCGTCCGGATTATTCACTCCAGAAATACTATTCGAAACTCCACCAACATTAATGTTTACAGTACTGTTTCCGGATCGACTTCCTCCTCCCTCGCGTGTCCCACCACTACTAAGTTTGGAAAGAGGGGTAAAGGATGCAATTTCAGGCCCCGCTTCCCCTGCTACGAACAACGTAGGCTTGTCTACAAGCATGGTGCCGCCCTCTGCCATAAGAAATCCAGTTGCACCTCCCGTGGCTGCTTTAAGCGCTAGGAAAGCTAACCATTTTAGAGTCATTTCCACCACATAAGCGATAAACCTTTCCGCCATGTTTTTAAATACTTCCTGCATAGACTTTCCAAAATCTTTACCTTCTATAACCATCTTTGCAAATGCTTGACCAGTTTCCTGGGTAAGAGAATTCATGGCTCCCTTAGCTTGATCCTTAAAATTAGTCCAGATTTGTTTATTTATTGTATCTATTTTCGACTTATGATCTACTTGCAAACCCTCAATGGCTTTGTTATGTGCTTCAGTTAGTTCCTTCACCTTCATATTTAAATCAGTTATATTCGTAAGACTCATGATTGCATACTGAACTTCATCAGTGTACATCTTATCAAGAATAGCTTTCTGCCGAATGTACCATAAATCTGCGGCCTGATTCTTTTTGTTAAACGTATCCGCTGATTTCACTTCTGCTTCAGTGTAGTACTCATTTTCTTTAGACTGAAGTTCTCCGAGTCCTTTATTAATATGGTTGAAAGCAGTCAGTCTTGCCTTCTCCATTTTAGCGTCTTCTTCAGTCGCTTTTTTGGCCCCGTCTGCCATTTCTTTATAAGTTTGGTAGTTCCTATCCCCAAGAAGTCTTAACTTGTCTGCCGCTTCGGCAACCATTGTTTTATGCTCAAGAAGAGACTTAGTAGTAGTATGAACTTTAGCATCCCAATCTACATATTTAGTGGTAATACTAGCAGTAGCTGCTCCATAGTTACCAATGACCATGTTCGCTGCCGCTGTAACCATGTTTTGATCACCTTTTGCTATAGCGAGTTTCTTCGAAGACTCGATAGCTTTTTCTTCTTCAACTATAAGTTTACCTAAGACATCAATCTGTTTATGGAGGGTTTCAATTTCATTTTGTGCTTCAAACTCTCGAAGTTCTTTTTTGGCAGTGAGTACATCAAGTGTAGTCTGAGGGAGTTTTCCAAGGATCTGTTGGTATTCTTCTAGAGTGGTAATTGAATCGGTAAGAACTTTAACTTGTTTTTCATCCTCACTAATTAATTTTGCAAGATTTTCTGCTTCGTCTTTATGGTGATTTATTATCTTTGCGGTCAGCCCTACAATCGCCGTTAAAGCGGTTCCTACCAAGAAAATTGGCGCAGCAGCAGCTCCAAAACTTCCCGCCAAAGCCGTCATGGCCATGTTAAGGGTAGAGACTACTATACGAGTTTCCGATCCGGCCCCCGAGGCCCGAAGCGCATCCCCAACGAACATCATGAGTCCAACGTGTTGGAATTTAGCGGAAAATTTATTTACGAGAACATCATGTTGTCCACCAACATTCTGAAAAGCAGAGGTTGTCTTGTTAATGGCGGCAGCAGCTTCATCTCCACCAGTTGCAGAAAGATGTATATTTTGCTCAACATCTGCCATACATTCTCCCAGCCATCATCTTCTCGCTCAACATATCCCCTTCCTGTTCTTGTTGTTGTTTTCTTTTCCAGAAATCTACTTCTTCAGAAATTACATCAAACAACTCGAGTAGTTTTTCATCCTGGTCAAACAGTCCACCTTTTCTTGGAAGAGTCCTCCATTCCTTACAACGACGGTACAAAGTAATGATAGCTAGAATGTCCCGTGTTACTACCGGTCTTTGGCAAAGTGAACACTGTTTTCCAATTTCCTTAGGACAGTCCTGCCTCTGGCAGACGAAAGTGCCGGCCCGCTCCAACCACTCAATCGCCTGCCTTAACCGTTTTTTAGTTGACCCGTCGCCTCACTTCCGAAAATGTTAACCTGTTCGGAGATAAAAAGTCCTAGCAACATCACTATATCCTTATCCTTCACTGGAAATCTGGACATGAATATAGTATAGTCCCAAGGGATTTCTTTACCGTCTTCAGTGACACCTTTCCAACTGACTACAAATGTTCTAATTAAGACTTTGTAAAGTTCCCAGGGTTTAAAGGATACCTTTCCATTCTCCATTAACTGACCTGCTGTGTCGATGGCGAACTTGTCTTCTGGGCTGAGAGTCTTCTTAACTACGAAGGTGACATCCTCCCATTTATATTCTACTGGTCTCTCATCGAGTTTTAGTAGTTCCATTTTTCCTCCGCTTTAGTATGTTGTGCTTCTTGAATTCACGAGTTTGGCTGATATAGTTTTGACGTCCGAAACACTGTACACTCCACGAGTCGTAAAGCTTATCTTCAGGAGTCCCGGCGCATTCGGATATGGGGCCGCACTGTAGTTTCCAACTGGGAGATCGAAGGTAAGACTGTAGTATTTAGTAGCCTTAATCGTTTCGCCAGAAGTAAGAACTACTCCTAGAACCATCGGAGTCCCTGCAAGGAATTTTGCATACTGGACAGCGTCTTCAACAATCAAGTCCATAGTTACCGTAGCTTCAAATCCTTCAGAGTAAATCTTAGCTGGGTAGATTGAACTTCCCACTACATGATCGGCCTTCACCAAGTTGTCCAGAGTTATTTTAATGTTATCATAATTCTGAATAGGAGCCGAGTCAATATTAACGGTTGCTTGTGCAAACGTTAAGAATTTTAGTGCCGAATAAACTGGAGACTTTGCGATTCCAGTATCATCGTAAGAAAGTCCTGTCCAGTCAGCTTCAACTTGCACAGCTTCCTTAGCCTTAATGGTGAAGTCAAGTTTATTGAGCATGCACCCAACGAACTGAGGAAACTTAGCACCTTTATCGAACCACCACGAATACTGAGGTAGTTGAGAAGCAACTAACCGTGTAAAGGTATGCTGATAAACTGCCGCTGCAGTAGTACTGTCAGAAGTGTGGGTGATTGCAGAACTTGTATCTGCATGTGTAAATCCAAGAAGAATATCGGCACTCATCAGATTATTCGTTCCTGTTAACCACATGAGTGTATAACTTCCCGCTCCACGGACAATGGTCAATTTTTTAGTGGCACCATTGAAAGTAACGGTATAAGTGGCACCAGCATCTGCCGCTTCCATCGCAGATTTAATCAATGCACACAAAGACCCAACCACCGCACTCGATGCACCCATCGCATAAATTCCTGGAGTTAAAAGTGCATTAAGTTCACCCGCACCAATATTGAAGTCGATATGATCGTTGATGTTTAACGTTACAGTAAAGGACGCTAGATCTACAAGCGTATCTACCCCAAAAGCGGCCATGAGATGTTCACCAATGTTCTCCGGTTCCATCTCGAACTTTATTTTCATTCCTTTCAGGTCTCCAGGCCCCTGGGTAACCTTTGCCACCTTGTCCGGAACCGCACGAACGGCAGTGGATTCCAGAAGCGTAATGGTAGGAAAGAAAGAATCCGGCGGAATGTAAGCGATATAAGTGTCCGGCGGAGTTTTAAGAGTACCGACTGGATTTTCTTTCGATATCCCAGCGGCACGTAATTGACCTGTATACATAATGATCCTCCTATTTAATTACTACGTCTTGTACTTCAAACCGTAACCAACCGGCCCGCATGTACTTCCCTTTGTTCGGGAGAGGACTGAGAAGACTTCGGCTAATTTGTGCATCCATCATCTCACTGTCAATCCAAAACCCAGGGTACAACTTAAATTGTCTCGAATTGGTAGTCCCTAAGTCGCTCAATGCATTATTCGAAAAAAGTTTTATGAGCGCTTCCATTCCACTCGTAGCAAGTGTTACTACATCTTCCGGACTACTGTCAATCACAAAGAACCAAATGTCATACAAAAATTTAATGTGATACTTTCCAGTTGAAACCATCCTTGGTTTCTGATCCACCACATCTACCATCAAACAAGGAAATGACAAGTCATTTGCTCCAAACGGACGGAACCCATAATACAACCCAGGGAATCCTGGAATGTATTGTTTAACCAAACTCAGAATAGCTTGCCCACGTACATCTGTTGCGTTTACAACCACAATTGTATCTACTGCAATTGTTCTCATTTAAGCTCCAACAGTTTTCCCGAACGCTACATCCATTGACGCTACTTCATCTCGTGTGTAGGCCCGTTCCAGACCACGCGTAAAAAGTATCGATTGCCACTTTTCTCCAAGTTCAAGATAACTCTTAATGTGGTGTCGAATCATAGTTTGATCATCCACACCCAAAAATAACGTCTGTCTTCGATACCAATTGTAACTCATCTTTCCAGATTCGTCTGGAGATAGAGGTATCCCGAAAGCCGCCTCCCTTGGCATTTCCATGTGAAAGAACATACTTGGATCCGATAAAGCTGCCTGCAAGGCTCCGGTAGCCACCATAATCTGGTTGGACATCCCCTGCTCTCGCTTCCAGGCGCTGTATTCGGGCGATAGAGCCTCCCAAAACACTCCAGGGTCAACTTGTGCTCCGACTACCTCCATTCCCATTGCAGCGCCAAATTTGTCTACATTTCCCTTTGCCCAATCCTGAACAATCTGTTCGAACACGGGCCGCATGTCCTTTAACCGAGCCTCCATTTCTGGAAGGAGGTGAACGTTTCTCCAAATGACACTTATGTTAAAACTCAGCTTTCCTTCGGTCTGAGCTTCTTGCCAAACTGGCGGAGCATCTTCCATCCGTCACCTTATTGGAGTGTAAGGATCAATAGCATAATTTCCGGCTTTCGAAACAGGAGCTTCCCTCTGACCTTGACGTTTGTAGTAGTCGTCCCGGAACTGAATGGCCCGGTCAAAAGCCGCCTTCGATAAATTCTTAAAGCTTGACGTCACTACATCAATTTGATGTCCGGTTTGCCCACCACTTGAGGAATAGAGTGGAGCGTACCGGGAAGCTAAACGGTTGTAGTAAGCGCTCAAAGCAAATTGCATAAGGGCCGGGACCAAACCCGCAACAACTAACGTAGCATCAGCCACAGATAAATCCATAGCTCCTTCGGTTAAAAACTCCAAGTGTTCAGCATCTGTGAACCATTGCCAATTGTAGTCCACAAGAAGTGGATCCAATCCTGAAGCCGGAGCAGAAGCAAAAGTTAAAATTCCGTTAGCCGCATCAAGTGTAAATCCGGTTGACAATCTATAATTTACAGCCAGGAGCCCCATTGTAACATAAATACCTAAAGGTACAATGTTCTGGTGTTGAAGTCGAAACTTTGTACCAACTCCATCCGGTTTTCCGTTCGACGTATTCCCAACCGGAGTTTCCCCTGTCTTTAAATTAGAAGTAGGAGCATCATGCGCCATGATTCGAAGACTTATAATCCTATCCGATAAAGAGGGCATAAATCAAACCTCCAATTCCTTTTCTATTTCGACTAATTGTTTCCCTGGTATCAGAAATGCGTAATGAATTTTGTGCTTATGAAAAATTAACCTTTTCGCATTACAGACCTCAGCCTTAAAATCTACTTCCTCATAATACTTATCTATGGCCACCTTAATCTCTGGGTAGTATTCGGTCACAGACAAGCGTTCCCCTTTATACACCAACCAGGGGAACGCCTTATCCGTAATGTAATAATTAGCCTTGAGAAACTGTGCCACTTTATTTGATCGAGCGGCATTTCTTCGGTCAAGTTCTGCTCTTCGAATGTTAAGTTCCTGGGCCTCGAACAAAGCCTCTTGTGATTCTTTATTCAGCGGACGACTACCTGGCTCCACTGTAGCGGATGCAGGTTTTCCATTCATGGTTGAACCTCCGTAGTTAATTTCAATTCGAAGATCTCCCGACTCCCGTCACCACTAGATTAATTCCTCCAGCAGTTGGGGCCACAACGTTCAAACGCAAGTACCGATAAGTTATCGTTCCAAAATCCCACACGGTCGTCGCGAGCGCAAGCGAGGACATAGTCACTGAGGACACAGACATATCTACCCAGTTTAAATTATCATTCGAATACTGCCACTTAAAAGCAGGTGTCCCTGCAATTGCCAAGGGTGTCAAGGCAAATGACCCACCACCCTGAGCAGTTTGGGTTGCAATTGAAACGAATGTTCCAAGGAGCGCATTCGCTTGACTTGAAGCTAACTTAAAGTTGTTCGCATCCACTCTGACAACATAGTAGGTGGCGTTCGCAATCAAAGATCCAGGACTTGTTCCGGCAAATCTCGTATAGAAAACCGGGAGTCCTGTAGTGAATCCGTGGGCTGTAACATTAATCTTACTCGAAACAGTCACAATATTACTAGCCGTTCCACCGTAGAACTGCGGAGCGAAAGGAGTCAACGCTGCATAAGAAGAGGACTGCATATTGTAACGAATATCTGCACCAACCACGGCGGACGTTGCCGTTACAACTCCTCCAGCCATCCAGGTTGATTTTATGACACTAGCAAGAACTAAGTTAGCTTGAATAGAATCACTTACAGACTTTGCAGTAACTGCATTTGAAGTGAGGGCTGAAAAGTCCGTCGCTTCAGTCAACGCTTGCCCCGCAACCACCAACACTCCATGATTCCTTCCTCCAGAAAACTTCGCAGCCCCAGCTGTTAAAGCTGCTGGAGTGCTGGAGGTAAGAGTGTAAGAATTACAAACAGCTCCTGAACTCTTACAGGTAATTGTAATCACTGCAAGAGAATTCGTGGCCGAAAATACGGAATTTACTTCTGCATCATTATTTATAGCGTTCGTAATGTCAACTGCCGTAAGGGTAGTGGATCCTTTTATACTCCAAAGTTCTCCTTCCACAAAGGGACGTCCATTCAGAGTAAACTTTTGTCCTTTAATAGCCCTAGTTGTGTTTGAAGAAACCGTTAGAGTATTCGAACCTTGCGCGGTAGTTAAAGCAGAATACGAACTCACAGTAATTGTAGCAGTAGAAGCAGTTCCATCTATGAAGGATACCGCTGCCACAGTAGCGCTAGAATAAGCCGCCTGCATAGATAAAGAATCTATGTTACTCCACATGAGCGGACTTGCGCCCGCGTCCAGGGTGTAAGTATTGTCATAAGCCAGAGCCGTTTCACTAACAAACGTTTGATTATAAATCACGCGGGCGGCCTTAACCACTGCTATTGAGGCCAGCAAGGAGGCACAGGCCGCCACGATAACTAAAAGCTTTTTCATAAATAGTCCTCCCTTCAAATGTGGCGTGCCCCGTCCTTCACGGGGTTGGAGGCACGCCCGTCCTAATCAATTTTCAGTTTAAGTGTTTCCGTCGTTCCCAAGGTACCAAAACCGAGGATCAACCCAGTCTGGTTCCCATCGAGCGCGCGAGCGGAACTGAAAGACATCGAGTGAAAATGCCATTCCGCTTGCTGGATTTTCTTGAATAACTTCCAGAGCATCGCGTCGTTGAAACACGATTCCCTTTCCGCCTTCTCCAAGCGCCCACGTTTTGATCGGCAGGAAGCGGCTTACAACTAAGTTGTAAAGCCCTTCGAGCACGTTCTTCGCGAAGGTTGTACCAATGGTCGTTCCGGTTCCACCGGTTCCGCCCACAAGCATCGCACCCGTCGCCGGATACCACTCAGAATTCAACAGTGTCCGAGCAGTAAACTTGTTGCTCGTACCAGTGAGCAACGTGTTCGGATTAACCATCATCTTGTTTCCAAGCAGGTCAAGTTGATTCATGAGAGCAAGATCTGCAGCTTGCACTGCGTCCGGATTAAACGCTACGTAGGACGAAGGTTTATTTTTCCCTCCACCACTTAGCGTCGTCGACCAGACGGTTGAGTAAGTCTGGGAAGCAGGAATGATATCTCCGGCATAAGAACCTGCCGTACCAATGAAACGCTGGAAGAACCAAGCATCCTCCAGGATGCGCATGTTCTCACCAATGTCTTTGGCACGAGCGGCAATCTGGCCAGTTTGATCATCATCAAAAAGTTCCCGTTCGAAGTCCGAAATTGCGCCGAACTTTTCGTTAACAATTTGAATGTCAAGCCCCATAACTTTCGTTCGTGGGAACGGACCGCCTGCTGGAACTCTTCTAGGAATCCCACCACGATTCATTGGAGCGTACGGCTCAACCGCTTTGGTTGAGAACGTGGTAGCTCCAACCATTTCGTGGTTAGTTTCAACTAGATTGTACCAGTTGTTAGCGATCATGTTAATACCCGCACGTAAAAGCTGCGCAAAGGTATTTTCCGCGTTTGCTTCTTGCATCTGGGATTCCGCTACTCTGTAAGCTGCTTCACGGAATTTGCTCCAGTGGAAGAAAGGATCTTCGAAGTCGAAGTGATTCTTCTCCAAAAGATCCACACGGAACGTCCTACGAATACTCTCCAGAAGCCCGTTGAAAGCGTGCTCCTGAACACGTTTTGTTAATTTCCGGTTAGCCTCAATCAGAGGACTCAACCGAACAACTGAATCATTAGTTTCTTTGCCCATATGAGTTCCTCCTTATATACCAGCGAACGGGAATCGAGCGTAGATCAGAACATCGATCTTCACTGTTCCTGTTCCACCAGCGACTGCTGACTGTCCGGGTTTTAACTGAACGTAACCAATCAAGTAGGACATTCCTCCCACTGTATTGGTGACCGTTTGAGCGTCAGTACTAAAATACACCGCGTCACCATGATTAAGCGTGTCGCCAGTGATGGTACCGAACGTGAATATTCCTCTGGTAGCAACTTCAACCCCACCGGTCGGATACGATTTCGTTCCGTACACATTCAGGACTGATTGTTGCAATGCTGCCCCTGCGAGGTAAGCAGCATGGGCATCTGAGTCAAGTGGTTTCACCACATGCACAGAAGCGTCGAACCAAAGGAGATCTCCCTGGTTTATGTCATAAGTTCCATCCGTGAGTACCGGGTACCACAGAGGGGACCGCTGATCAAAAACCTGATTGTTTTGAGAAGTAGTAGACATTTCTCAATCCCTCCTTATCGATGGCAATCAGCGAACAGGCCATTGTTTCCGGCCCCGGCTTCTTTGCGTTCCGCTTCACTCATTGAAGCAAAGCGGGCCGCTGGGACGCCGATGCTGCTGATTGCTTTTTTTGTTGCCGCTTTAACCAAACTACCGTAGAAAACGATTTCCTGTTTCGCTTCCTTTAACGGCATTTTAATTAACTCAGCTACTTTTTCCTCCGGTAACTCGACCCCGGACTCTTTTGCGAGTGACGTGATGGCAATCCGATGAGCTTCGACAGCGTCGTCGTCCTCATCTTCATCTTCATCATCATCTTCGTCTTCTTTACTATCACACCCTTCTTTTTTCTTTTCCTTTTTAGCTTTAGCTACTGCTTCTTCCGCTTCGTCCTCATCCTCTTCTTCCTTCTTTTCCTTCGAGGATTTTTTAGATGCTTCCTCCGCCTTAGTAATGAAGTCGTCAAAGAGCTTGTCGGCTTCCGCGAGTTTAACTTTGGTTTTCTCCGGATCCGTCTCCTTAACTGCTTCCTTCAAGGCAGAGGCTACCGCTTCAAGACACTTTCTTAGTTCATCCATTGCAGAACCTCCTCTGTGATGTTTCGCCCCAGCTACGCTCTCCACCAAGGCTAGGAAACGTCCTCCTCTCGCGGGTGACGTTACTATGTCGCACGAAAACGCGTCAATAAACCGCGTTACGTAATTAACATCGAGTTTCTCTCCTTTCCACTCGATGCGCCGATGCTCCCGTACCCCACCTGAGTTTATGGACAGCCCGACGTACTCTGAGTCAAGGTCGGGAAACTCATCCCGGTAGTGCAAAGCTGAGAGCGCTTTTAAATAGCCTTGCTTGCCAGACTCGGAAATGTCAAAATGCAATTCCCCCAAAACACTAAGTGTTCCATTCACCTTTTCAACTCGAACGTTTTTAAAGTAACCACACTTACTCAAAACATGTCGCTCAGGAATGTCCCGCTCCTCGCTTTCAGAAGGATGATCTAAAAAACAAGACTTCCCTTCAAAAGCGGAAGGAGCAGAAGCTAAAGCTTCGGGCCCGTAATAATTCATATCGTTACGATTCCCCAAGCCTTCAGTAATCAAGAGAACATCGACAATATTTTCTGGGAAAGAAGAAGGATCCTCGGAACCAGGTAAAGAGGGCTTTTGAGAAATGACCTTGGCCGCTTCGGAACACTTCATCTTTTTCATTCCCCGCATCAGTTGGGCGAACACGTTAACGGAGTTGGATTGTTTTTTCTTTTTTGCTGCATTCCTTAATAGTTCGTCAAACGAATCCATGCACTCATCCTTAAAAGTATCTACAACCTTCCTTATTGATAAAGTTTTCATTAACTCCTCTCCTTATCCTTTTTCAATCCAGGATAATTACTATGAACGATAGTACGGGTTCCATCACCGTGTTTAACTATATATCTATCATGCTGAGGAGTACCTCTTCCTCCAATTTGTCCAGTAACTTTATGAATTTCTCCCGGCTTTTCATCAAGTGTCACAGAATCCCCTACAGCAAATCTTCCAGCGGAATCATGATATGGATTAAACTCTAAACACCGTACTATAGTCTTTATATCTAGTTTATCAAGCACTTAAATACCCTCCTTTAAATGAGCGATGTTCGAAAGATCAACCTTTCGAGTAGTTTGAGTTGTAATCCAAAGCTTAACCATCTCCTCATTTTTAACTGACACATTTAAGTCACCGTGTTTCATATCCTTTACTCTACGGTATTCTTGAACGAGTTCTTTTTCATCCGCACTTAGGTTAATTATCTCTCCCATAAGCCTACGTGCTCCTTACTTAGAGTTATGATCATTACATAATTTGGAGTAATGATTGCCTTCTCAATTTTTACATCCTTAAAATCAATCCCCTTATGAGTACAAAACAAATCTATTTCCTTAATGAGTGTGGTGAAAAACTTTAGTATTCCTGGATTCTTATAGAACACCTTCCCCAAATGCGCGGCCCGGCCTTGAACGTAGTGTGCGATGTCCTCTTCCCCTCGCCAAAGGCTCATCGAAGGAACCGAAATTGCGTTGAAGGCAATCTTGGATCTAATGGACCGGCCCAACCAATTCGGAGTTCCGAGCACAATCCCTTCAATTGGAGTACCTTTTTGACTAGAAATTATGATCATCTGTCCAAGAATGGCCATCATTATGTTCGACAATTCGTAGTTAGAAACCAATTTCTCAAACAAAGTTTTTGACTTAGACTCGATAACTTGTGCCGGACTGTTCATTTACCCTCCTACAATCACTTTCATTTTGTCTTGAATCCAGTCTCCAAATTCCACCGTCGCCGCACCCACAAGTTCTCCTTTATCGTTCAGTACAAGCATCATGTCGGGTACTTCATCCGCCGCGTCCATCACTTTCGCAATCTCCCGTTCATCCGCATTTCCGCTTCGCATCAGTTCCGCCCAGGACATCGGTACTACTCTCCAGAAACAATTACAATTCGGATGTGCCGGGATTTCGTCCGAAGCCTCCTCGCGCTTAAGGCCTCGATTCCCTTCACAGATATCGCAAACTCTTTTGTAGTAACGAGTCTGCCAAACCTCTATCAAATTAAATTGATCATTCGCTTTGGAAACGTCGAGTTGTGCGGAAGTATAAATGGAGACAGACTCATGTTGGTAAATCCTATCCATAGCTGACCACATGTCCGCCGTGGGACTCCCTGGGCGAGTAGCATCCACTTCGTCCGCTGCATCGTCCACGCTCGAAGAATTCATAGCTCCCATCTTTAAATTATTAACTAAAGATGCCTGGTAAGAAGTTAACCACGCACCCCAACGATCGTTCCACTGAGTCTCTTCATAAACTTTCGCTTCCCGAAGAGTGAACCCCAAAGGAAGAGCAACCCTTTGGCTGGAAGGAGTAACTTGATCCAACATCCACGCGTTCCGAAGAACGGATTCTCGATGCAAAGCTTTAAAATGAACGGTAGCCGCAGAAACTGACTCATCATGAAACCGGTTCAGGAGTTCGTGCACCCTTTTTTGGATACGTTCAAAGGTACCCCGAAGGTGCGCCTCCTGCAAGTTCCAAGCGGCCCCACGAAAATCCTGATGGTACTCGTACTGAATGGAAGTCTTCAACCACACTTTCGTTTTCTCCCACATTGTTTTAAGTTCCGCACGTCCTTCGTCCACCATCTTGTCAGTAGCGTAAATGGAGTCTCGTTCCAAACTCTCTAGGACTTGAGTTTGAGTTCTTCTCATAAAGTTTTAAGTTGTCCCTTCAAATTCTTCTTCCCAGTACCATGAATGGGAGAAGTGTCGTCCGAAACCAACCCGTCGTCCTCTCCGGGGATAGGTGAACCCGAACGTCCCAAGGGCGGCATGAGAGGATCAATTCCGTTCTCCCGATCCTCTTCAATTTTAGCCATCATTTCTTCATAGTCGTAATTCGTAATGTTAAGTTCAGCAGCGAACATCTCAGCAGCAGTTTGATGATCGATATAACCCATTACTTCTCCACGGTTAACGTTTGCCACAGTCTCGGAGGTAGTGTCTTTGGTAACCGAAGGAAACAAAAATTCCACATCTCCTTCTTCCATTTCAACACCCGCTTGTTCAAAGACATCCTTTGCAATTTCTGTGAAGAGGTGTTCAAAGTCTGCTTGCAAGTCTTCAATAACTTTTTCAAATGGTTCTGCGGACACGAGTGCAGTGGCTCGGTTCCCTCCTCCAGCAGCCAAAACGTTCAAGAAATCCTTTGGCATACCAATGGCAGTAGCAATGAGAGCAAGAAGTTCATCCGAAACTCCGGCAGAAGATCGTCCGGAGGCTCCTGTGATAGCTTGCATTGGTTTTCGTTCAACAGCTTTGTTGTGGACAAAGATAGAAGCGGGCTTTGGCATGGAAGCGTAAGCTGCCGCGTGCGCAGACACATCACTTGCGCTCCCGTCGATGGTGTCATCCCATATGAAACAAGCTTCAAGTTGAGCACGGATTACTTCAGCATTATACAAATCCTTAATCCGTTTAAGCCACCCTAATATCGAGAACAAAACCGAACGGCCCCGCTTTTCTTGAGAAACTACGTTCGATTTAATATGAAGAACTTGTTTAGCTGGAAGTTGACGAATGATATACTTCAAAGGAGCTTGTTGAGCCGAACCAGGCGCACCAGGAACAGTGTAACCAGTAAAAGTCTGGAAAGCAGTAGGGTAAGATTGGTAGTAGTAATAGATATCTCCGATGTTGTCCGGATCAGTAATGATATCCCAAACAGTGGAAGGATCGATAGAATCCCAGCGTAATTTATCGAGCATTAACTCTCCATAGATAAGGTACTCTCTACTCCAGAACTTCGAAGCCTTATGAACAAATCTATTTTCCAAATTCGCAGCATCCCATACCTTTTTCAAAGCGGGCTTTTGAATACGAACTTTAAACCGACGTCCGAAGGCATATTGTGCAAGCACATTAACAATTCTCTTTGCCACTGGGTTGTGGTTCCAAGATTCAAATGCACGGGCGTGCATAGTAAGATAATCGTAAATGTAAAGTTGTTTGTTAAATGGTCCGCCGTAGGTTGGAACGAACTCAGTATACTGGTTCGCATCGTAAGGGCCGGTGATGCTGTCCAAACTAAAACTGTCTTCAAGCATGTGGACTTTTTGTAACTTTCGAACACCTTCCACATGTTTCGCTTTGATTTTCTCCAACCTATCAAGCTTTCCTGGAAGAGATTCAAAGTACACTGCGGCTTTATTCAAAGACACTTTGTAATCTACGCCGGAAACATACCTCAAACGATAAGGAACTGTAAGGTCGTGGTACTTTAAGTGCTCCGTTTCCTTCATCAACTTCCCACGGAAATCAAACTTTCCTTCATAGATCCAAGCCTCTTCAACCATCACCTCACCTTTCACAAGCCGTTCGTTGAAGGCAACTACTGGATTCCTAACAAGAGTTTGTTGAATGTCGAGAAATTCTTTATCAGGATCATAGTTCGGTTGTGGAAATGCAGCGGAAGCCATTCGAGCAGTGGGTACAGTACTAGAATTACCAACCGCTTCCATCCAATCGTTCGCCCGCCCTTTCTTCAGGACAGATTTATTAAATTTAAGTTTTGTGTTTCTCATTCTACCTCCCGTCCATCCAATCCGATGCGCTCCGCATTCCTGACGTCACAAGAGTACTCCCAACCATCGCTGCTGCTGGGCGTTGTTGGTGAAGATAGTAGTGACTCATCCCCTGGGAAAATGCATCCACCTGATCGTCATGCTCTCCGTTCGGAAACTCTTGTAGTTCCTCGATGAAGTCCGCCACCCACGATTCATCTTCTTTTATACTTACTCTCCCAGACTCAACATAAGGACTGACTAAGGACGCACGGAATACTTTATCCTTCCCATCAATGGGAACCGGAATGACTGGCAAATCAGTGGATCGTTTTAAATCTTGTGCGAGAGACTTACCCGAAGCCGTATCCTCAATCAATAAAGCATTAGCTGGGTACGCTCCAAAAGCTGACTGCACGGCACGCTTTAGTTCCGGGTATTGCATTCGGGCACGAACCACTTTTTCAATGCAAGCTCCGTGTCCGTGAAAGGAAAACAAAATACCAACACTCCAATCATTTTGTTCTCCGTCCTCCATGGCGGTATCCCAACTCCAAAGCTTCCAAACAGTTTGAGGTACGATTTTATGATAGTGCCAATACTCTCGACGGAACATCCCACCTTCATCCGATGTGGGGTTCTGTTGATACTGGGCTTCGAAGGCGTGAGCTCCTCTCTTGTCGGTCATAATCTTTTTTTGTACCATAATCTCTTCGCCAGTCTCGCGTACCGGGCAGAGCACGTCGCCAACATCGCGGGTCACAATTCTCCCGGAAAGGGGAAAGATCAACTTCTGGGGAGAAGTACAAATGGCAGGTAACACAATGTGTGTCCATCCGTGGTCCTCCTTCTCGGTAATGTGACCAGTGACGTCCTGTTTACAAAGTCTTTGTTCCACTACCACTTTCGCTCCTTTATGCTTGTCATCCAAGCGTGTCGAAAAGGTTTTGTCCCAAAACTCAATGGTGTTCTCCCGAACCAACTTGCTCCGGGCCCGTTCCGGATCCAGGAAGTCGTCCGCAATCAGGACGTCACCTCCTGTACCCGTCACGGTTCCGCCGACGGACGTCGCGGCCATGATACCACGTGCCGTATTCTCAAACTCCATTTTCTGATCCTGATCGTCCATTACCTGCACTCGTCCACCCCAGTTTGCTCGGAACCAGTAGGAGTTTAAGATGCGACGGCGAGACAGCGAGTGCTTGGTTGCAAGCCTCTGGGAAAAAGAAGCACAAATAAATCGGAGTGCAGGATCCATCGTCCATGCCCACACTGGCCACATGACTGTGACAAGGTTACTCTTTCCATAGCGTGGAGGAAAGTTAATGATGAGATTTCGAATCTGTCCTTGAATTACTGCTTCAAGATGTTCAGCAACATAATCAATGTAGTAACCATCAGCCAAAGGAGTAGCGGGTTCTATGACAGGCCAGGCCTTGTGAATGAACTCTACATAAGACATCTGTTCAGAGTGGAAAGCGTCCGCTAATTGATTGTAAGCTCTGGACAAGATTTTAGTTGTCCCGTCTTTCATACATCTCCTTTTTCAAGTGCCGTCGAGAGTTCTCGAATTGTATCAGAAATCTTAGGACCTAGGGCTAACACACCTGAACAGTGAGGACAATTTTCTGGGATAACGGCCTTCAGACGAACGCCCACATCTAATACAAACCGTTCGACTACCCGTGCTACAATCTCAAAGTGAATGTTTTCACGGTATTTCTTATCATGTGCCTTTAACCAAAAAATCAGGGCTGCCACATTCTTAGGAGCCATATTCTTAAGAACAGTCTCCATCTTCTCAACTCCTTCTCGAAGAGCGATGTCCCACGCGGCAGCGAAAGCCGGACTGTTCTCACGTTCCCACAAAGCAACATGACGCTGAACATGAGTAATTTTACACGCCTGATAAAGGTGAACTGAATCACGAAGAGCTTTAAGAAATGGAACAGCCCAGTGAGGAAATTTCTGGGATGCTGAGACGGAAAGTAGCTCGAAATCTGTCTGTACTTTTTGAGGTTCAACGTTAAGGAGAGTAGAATTAGGTCTTCGAATTTTCTTCTTTTGGATCATTACAGTCCTCCAAAATATTTTCAAACCCTAACATTCTGTTTTAAAAATTATCATAAAGCAAAAGAAACTCTATACCTATTCAATTAGAGGCCTGATCACCCACTACAGTAACCCCTTCTCGACGGTAAATGACCCCAAAATGTATGCCCCCCCACCCTCCCTTGGGTAAGGCTTTAGTAAAATAGTTACTAACGTAACCTTCCTTAGACGGTAAACACCCTTCAAGAGTGAAGTTGTGACTTCAATTTATTTATTTCATCTTCTACTAAAGTAACTAATTAATTAATTAATTTAACTCTTAATTAATTAATTAATTTATAATTATCAATTAATTATGAGTTACGTTAGTCAAATTCAAGCCATGTTAGGTTAGCACCTTCCCCCAGGGGTCGGGGGGGGCCTCCAAGTTCAACCCCTTCTACCGTCGAGCGCACCTTACTGTAGTAGTGAACTAACCCCTCAATGCAGCAATATACGTGCTCAATTCATCTTTTCTTATTTTTCATCAATCCTTCCTCCTTTTATTAAGGCATACTCCACTCATGACTTATAAAAAGAAAAGACTTCCTCCCCTTTCGCGTCGGTCCCCTTTAGACGAAAATCCTCGCGCTCTCAATATGCGCCTGGCACACTCCGGCTTTTATATCCCTATGGGTATGCGCTCGAAAAATCGTTTCCGTCGAATTCTTCGCCCAACCCCTACCCTTTTGACTCGAATAAATAATCCGGCTATTCATCACCTTCTCTCTCCAGAGAATTCCCGGCCCTTGCGTTCCATTTACATGACTCATTTTCCTTCATTTTGTCAACTGGCTCGACGACGGGGATTCACTATTTATGTGGATGGAATCGCAATTACAAATCTTCAAAATGATGAATACATTGAAAAATAGTTTATTTAAAGGGAAACTATGAAGAATCCAGTTGGAGATGGAGGTGATCTGAAGGAGCGTCGATCTTTCTTGGATGATGGTTTTAAATTAGGTACCAGAATTTGGGCAGCTAATAGAATAATTCAACATTCTAAATCCTCTTGTCTTCCCTGTGACATACTAGATGTGGGATGTGGAAACGCTAAGATTCTTTCCTATCTTTTATCTTCAATGCTTTACCCTGCCCGTTACGTAGGAGTCGACCTTCGCGCTGATGCATTAGCCCAGGTTATTCTTCAATACAAAAAATTCGAACCTGTACAAATCCCCTTCGAAAAACTCGATACTATTAAAGGTTCTTTTAACGTTGTCATTTTTACTGAAGTATTAGAACATATTTCTGAGTCTTTGGGGAAAACTACTCTTTCTTTAATCTATAAAAAACTAGAGCCAGGTGGTATTCTAGTTCTAACTACACCAGAAAGTCTTAATTCTCTCGACCTCGAAAAAGAACGTCGTATTTTCGGACATGTATTTTTTTGGAAAAGGATCGTTCTCATTCAATATCTTTCGAGTCTTGGTTTTAATATCCTCGAAAATGGGGCCGCTCGATATGTTGGGTCTTCCATACAATTCCCACACGTTAGAAAGGCTGCTTTAGGATCTTGTGCAGGTGTTGCAAGGGTTGTAGAGTGGATGAAAGCTTCTTATGGAACTACTATAACTTCCTATTTACTAGCTGGATTCTTTTTTCCTGACAAAGCCGGGACAATTAGAATAGTCGCCCAAAAATGACGAATATATTGGGAATTAGCTCATATTCAGGCCTTTTCAGCGTCGATAATTATCAAATAGTTCGAGCTTTTTTAGAGTTTAGGGGTTAAACTTAGGTTAGCAGTAAAGTCGTAATCAGGAGGGCGTTATGACAAATAAAGTAGAGGTTCGTATAGAAGTAACTCCTCATGTTTACAAATGGGTTCCCGCTGAATTCGTACAATTAACTCATGAAAATAGAGTTATAGTTCGCCGTCATGGATTAACTTGTGATGCGGGCGGTATAAATCCTCGCCCATCTGTGTTTAACGAAACACATAAAATTTGTGACGTTCGAGAAGTTCGTTCTTAATTCAAAACTAAATCAGGAGGGTGTTATGAAAACTAGAAGAGAGATCCATGAACAAATAATCAGTCAAACGAACGAAATCAGGGTTCTCCTAATGAATATTGGAGAATCGCTACCTTGTGCAATGGACGTTGATGGTGCCGCCCGCCAAATTATCTCCGCTGCTACAGTCATCAAAGACTTAGCCTACGAACTCGATAGAGCAAAAGCGGTGCAGTCATGAAAACCATGCTCGTACCCAAGAAACATGACGTTTGTGTAGAGTGCGGTAAAAGCTTAAATCCCAGAACTCATAAATTAAGTTGTAAGGGATTTATGAGAAGTCCGGTCTGTAACACTTGTGGTAATTCAGCATTTAGTCCGTATCGTGTTTATGATGAATACGGAAAAGTTATCGAGGGGTGTGTTGACGAAATCCATACCGGACATCTTGTGACTCCCAGTGAATCGTCTTTTTGGCATACTCGCAAGGAAGCCATTAAAATCCGCCGGGATTCCCAAAAGCATCTAACGCAGTTCAGGGAGGTACGGTCATGAAAATTGTCTGTGCATGGTGCAGAAAAGACCTTGATGAAAAACCACCCCTCACCAACCCAGCGGTTTCTCATGGGATGTGTTCCGCTTGCGAAGTCTGGTTTAACCAAAAGCTCGACGCTGCGGAGGAGTCCTTAAAGAAGTCCCCCCAAGCTTCAGCCCGGAACACGTGGTTCGTCCCTACCTTAATAACTCTCCTATTCCTTCTTGGGGGTTGCAACGGGGTGGATCGGCTTCTTGAAGGCTCTACAGCCTCTCCCAGCCCTCCACAAACCCTTCTAGGAGGCCCGGCTCCGCTTGGTGATGCTCCGGTCTTTAATGTTCCTACCCCGGAGGGTTTTGACCGGATTATCCTCTACGGCTACATGCCCGCTTCCGGAGTTATTCCCGTTACTCCGGGCGCAAGGATTAGAGTATTTCTCAAAAACCTTTCCATCAACCAGTGGTTCGCGCTCGGTCACACTTACAGTGGAGCCTTTTGGTACACCCAAGAGGGATCCGTCGTTCACTACCAAGGCGTAAATCTTGGAGATAAATTGTACTGTATCTATCAGTATATTCCGAAGGAGGAATTATGATAAAACATACACGAATACCGTGGATGAGTAAAAATGAGTATTTCGAAACTACAGGGAAAGAAAAACCAATCGGTCTACTGTTAGGAGGTTCCTATGCCTAGATTCAATTCGATGAAGACATACAATGAGTACATTAAAGAGCAAAAGAAAAAAAAGAAGAGAATTATAAACGATGGTCTATTAAAGATAGACAAAGTCATTGCCCAGGTGGATGGAAAGGGAAAATAGTATGCTAACACTAAATCCTAAAGTAGACGTTTGGTTGTTGGAAAGTTGTCTCAAAAGATCCGGATTCACTCCCAATTCCATTGAATTCATACTTCATGCTGTTGAAACGCACACGTCACTTTTGGCGGCAGCGAAGGAAATCAAAGCGACTGTTGGTAAAGATTCTATGGAGTATCTGTCAGCCCTCAAAAAACTGGGTGCGGCCATTATCAAAGCGGAAGGTAAGTAGTGTGGGTGTCCACAATTCTAAAGCCAATTTTGCAGTCGCCACAAGGCTAAGGGTGGCGCTGTGAAAGTAGAACCGGAAAGTGATGGGGTGGGGAACCGCTCGAGAGGGAGCGAACTCCCCACCCCTAAATTTAAATTAAGGAATTAGTTATGTTTAAATTATTATTTCGCAAACTCCACTATTTTATTTACAATGAATGCCGGCACGAGGGCCCAGTGATAGTTCATGGATTTGTGGCTCCAGAAAATAAACGAAATCATACTACAGTTCCAATCCAAGGGTTTTGGAAAATTCGTCAGTGTAATTTTTGTAAAGAACTCTATGCTCGTCCGGCGGACTGTTTGGATCCGACTTCTGTTCCACCGTTTGACTTTAAATTTGCAGTTTACAAAAATAAAAAAGGAGAAACAAATGTCCAACCTACAAGAGTATCAAATGACAGAACTAGAATTCACTCGACTTAATGCTTTCGCTGAAGTGTTACATGATATGGAGATGAAGTCCTCCATCCTCTGGAAACAGATTGGGGATCGTTTGGGATTCAACTACCGTACGGCCCAACCTGTCCCTGGTAAGCCACCTATGTTTTTACAAGCCGAACCGATCCAAAAATTAGGGATCCTTACATCAAAAGAAAAATAGTTTAAATAGTTCGTGCCTTTCTCTTTTTATTAAGGCACAATCCATCTCTTAAATCAGGAGGGTGTGATGTTCAAACAAAAACTGCCAGTATTTCCACTTCGTTGTACCACCAAAGATGGTCTTTCCTTCAAAGCTCACTTTAAAAAGATTGGTGATCCAAACCTAATAGGTCTTAACCTAACTTACAAATCTGACACACGTCGAATCACCATTCCTTTTCCCAAAAAAGAAGTTCTATCTTGGGGAGCATTTGCTCACCAATTCTTCATTCAGTGTTTTTCTATTTCAGAAGATCCAGAGGAGGTTCCTTCCAATGACAAACCAAAATCAAAAGATCTGCCTTTGCTGGAAACAAAATCTCTTGATAAAAAATATTCCGAATCTGCAAGTGACTCTAAAATACTGTCCAAACTGCCAAACATTATCTTTGCAAAAGATGCTCTCACAAACGAACTTTATATCACCGCCCAACAAAAGGATCCCACAAAACACTACATGTGCCGCTATGAAGGTCCATCCACAATAACTCCGGGCCGCTACACCCTTTGCGTATACTTCCCGGCCCTCCGGGAGTGGTCCAGCGTCGACGTCGAAGCGGACTACAAATTAACTCTACATAGTGAGGTAACTTCAATGACACCAAAAGTCAAAAAAGCACCACCATTGTCTTCTAAGCAAACTTCAGTTGTGAATGCACCACAAGCAAAAAGTAAAAAGGGATCTGGTGTATTCGAATCCTGGGGTCAAGCCTTCACGCAATTTGGGATTAAACCAAATGCTCCAAAACTGATCGTTGAATTTATGGAGAAACAATTCCCTGGAAGAAAAACAAAATGGGCGAAATGGGTTAATACGGCCCGTAACATGTTCAACAAAGGGAAACTTCCCGACACCAATGTTCCTGCCGAACGAATCAAACCCTACAAATAATTTAGTGCAGTGAACCGTATAAAGAGGATCCCCCATCGATGTACGGTTCGCTGCACAGTTAATTGTCCACATCAGGCGGAAATGCATTCTATCATGCTTACATATCAAATTCATTTATGTTTTTGTTTCAAGTGTGAAATTTGTTGGATTGAGAATAAAGGCAAGAGAATTTTGTTAAAAATTTGAGGTGGGTAAGTAGTGAACTTGACATCGAGTAACGTTCGAGATGATTCCAATTAGCGAAAATCCACCTCTTTAAATTATTGTATAGAATTTCACATACGTGT